CTCAGAGAGAGGGACAACATCACCCTGGAACTCCTGATCACTCAATATACTTTCTGTGGCAGGTTTATCTTCCATCATGGAACTGTCTGCAACATCCGGAGTTCCCCAGGGTAAACGCTCATAAAGTTTCGGGGCTGCTTGCATTACAGCCACACTGAAAGCATCCGTAGCTACCATAGCGGCATTTTGTAGGATCTTCCATTCCTCACGAGTAATGACGCCCTGAGAAAAGAAAGAATCGAACGAATAGGTAGCATTTGAATGGATATTGCTTTCCAGGGTGCTGCCAACCGAGGATGCTTCTTGCAGAGATTCATTGGCCGCCTGGTCTGCTAAATCAGCCCATGTTTTATTTAAGTTATCCTTCAGGTTTTGGATTTGATCCCGTAAACCTTTAGGTACTTCTTTTTCACCGAGCATGGTATCCAGATCACGGATAAGACCTCTTGCCTTTGCTTTAAGCGTTGCAGCTTCTGTTATTATCTTCGACATGCTTAACCTCCGATTAAACTAAATTAGACCTTACCGGAATGATCGCTTCATCCGTATGCCATTGTCCGGTCCCGATAATCACAAAACCTTGATAAGTCCATTCGCCCGATTGGTTCAAATCGGTGGGTAAAGTTGTATATTGCATTTTTCCATAAACACCACCATCAACTAAAGTGGCTGTTTTGGTTAAAACAGTACCAGAAGGATCCTTGAAAATAATCTGGATGGTTGATGCAGTAGAAATATTCACTACATTTCCATCCTGATCCTTGATGGTTAATTCAAATTGGACGGTATCTCCAATGTGAGCTTCAGCAACAATGGAAATAGTCATAATTCCTGGTCTCCTTCTACTTCCTGGAGAATGTGAGTAGTATTTTTGTAAGATTTCAAAATAAATCCATCAGATAAGTCATTTACCATAATGAAATGTTGACTGGCACTTTTTTTATTAATTTCTGCCTGGTTGAATTCCATAACCTTAATCCTGGCTATAGTAGAAATAAGAATTTGAACTAATAATGATCCTGAAATAATAGGAGGCCATATATTTGCAATGGCGACACTGACAGGAATAACCATCAAGGAATTACATGAAACAGATGGAATATTTATATTTGCCAAACTTGTTGCCACGGGAACCAATCTTATTGCACCCACTGAAATGGAAGGTGAAAAACTTTGAGAATTGGCAGGCCCGGCAATCGTTGTAAGTAAAGAACCAGCGACAATTACAGGAGCATTTATGTTTGCGGTAGAAATTCCAGCAAGGGACGTTATTTGAGAAGACCAGACTAAAGTTGGAGTAATACTTTGGGCATTAGCATTGGCCGCCACTGAAGTAACTCCCGTTCCGCCACTCAATAAGGGTGTGGGGAAATTGAAGGCGCGATTAATGCCGCATTCGCTGTTCCTGCTGTAGTGGTAACCTGGCTGGATGCAGTTATGGCCGGAACAATTTCAGAAGCTCCGGATGTAGCAACCGTTGATGTAACTGACGCGCTTGATCCTACTGAAACGGACGGTGCAACCATCAATGCGGTGGATGCAGCATATGGACTTACAACATTGGATGTTGCTGTCAGAATTGGAACTACCGCGCCTGCTGAAGCTGTTCCCGCGACTTCTGTAAGATTAGAGCCTGCTGAAATTGTTGGAGTTATTCCATTTGCCGGGCATGCGGCAGCGGATGAAACAACGTTAGCGGTTGCTGCGATTGCAGGAGAAACTTCACTTGCCGGGGAGGAAGCCGCGGAGGAAACAACATTTGAAGATGCAGTTAAAGAGGGTGCAACTTCAACCGCGGGGCATGAAGCAACCGATGATGTAATATTTGAAGATGCTGTTATGGAAGGTACAATCCCAGAAGCTGAACACGTAGCGGGCCCGGGTACTGTCACGGTTTGCGGTACCGATCCTCCTCCTTGATTGAAAAGTAATAATAGGCTCATCTCTTCAACCTTATGGGATAGTTATAAACATCCAGCATTTCATTGGCAGAGATGGCCCTATTCAACAATAGGCAATGAGCAAGGGAACCTTGCCATGCAACGCTTGCCGATGTGGTTTGGTTACCAATCACACATTGAGTACTGAGCAGAGCCCCTGCTGAAAAAGCAGGATAGGCCAATTCAGTAGCGCCTGTAAATTCCACTCCGTTTACATAAGCATGAATATATCCACCGGACGAACTCCATGTAAGTCCAAAGTGGAACCATCCTATGAGAGTAGTTCCTATAGAATAAGTTTTGGTTCGGGCAGTACTGTTTCCGGTTACGGTAATGGATAAGGTTCCATTAGTGGCTGTTTTTTGCAAAACAATAGTATCTAAGGCGCTTGCAGTGGCCAGGGAGAAAATGAAATGAGCAAGACCATCTGTCCACACATTGGTAGAGGTTGTTCCAACCCAAATAGATACAGCTCCTTCAGTTTTACTAAAGGCGGAATTTAAATCTGCTGTATATATATTTAGGAAGCCTGTTGTGACGTTTAAATTTAATGCATTTCGGCGGTCACCGATCCCGGGATAAACAAAACGAGAGGAAGAGATAACTCCATTCAGAGCATTGCTGTTCCCTATCCCGGCATGGTTATAAAGGATCGTCCCAGAAGGTTCATCGCATGGCCAATAACCTACAATGGTGGTCCCAAACATCCTTACGAGTTTTCGCTCGTAAGTTTCACCTTCATACCGCCTGGATGCGTGGGACCGAATTATGTAGACCATTAGTTTATGTATTCAAAATCCACTGTCAAATAGATGGTTGTAGTAGCCGGTGAAGTTGCGGCCAAACATTTCAGGTAAGCATAAATTGTTGTGGTGCCTGCACCGGCCTTGACCTGTAAACCTGCGGCGCGGATCGTTGCATTATTGAAGGCAGTTTGAGCCGCGTTGTAATCGGCAACATTGATAGGGACGGCGCCAAGAAAGATCAAACCGTCTGCTGCCGCTAAGCCGAATACGGCATTATCTGCCCGAGGTGTGGCAATATCCGAAGAGAAGAACCACAACTCGTAAGGTATTGCCGCCACACCCGCAAGTTTTATGGAATTGATAATCGAACTTTTACCATTCGCGCTTACAGCATTGGCAAAGGTGATCAATCCACCAGCCACATCCGCTATTGAGTAGGCTCCATTTGTAACAGTGAGAGTAGCGGTAACCGAATTGGTTCCAACTCCCGAAACGGGTACGGTTTGGTCAGAAGGTAAAACGACAGGTAAGGAGTTGGCTTTGGTTTGTTGACCACTGTCCAAATCCATGTCATAGGCATCGAAAGCACCTAATGCAATTTTGACCAACTGCACCTTTACGGATTGAGAGTTTATGGTCACAGCTTCATCAGCTATTACATCGCCCGTTCCCGGGAGAGTTGTATTATCTGGCATAACAAATCATCCTTTTATGCAGGAGTTATAGTAAACAGTCCAGCTGCATCCCAGGTAATTGTGAAAGTGCCATTGGTGGTGGAAACATCAGCACCAAAATCGACATATCCCAATAATGGCCTGGTTGCGTCCGTAGCAGGTGTATTATCGTAAATTACTGCATACCTGGCTGTGATCGTTGAAGCGGCCCAGGAAACATCATCGGCATCAAACATAATTACATTGGTGGCGCCGGTATAACCTAATGTTTTAGTGGTCAGGGCTTTACCGCCAGTGGTGTAACCACCACCGCTGGCAACTTCATTGGTTACATCCGACTTGAAAACATGTGTATCCTGGTTCGGTGTGTAAGCATTGGTGCACAACATTACATTGATTGTGTCACTCAAATAATCAATATTGGGGTTATTACCCGCAGAACCTGAACCGAACGCTTGCATAATAGCCTGTCCAAACCACTTCGCTGATACTGTCATCTCATATTCTCCTAAACTACTCTATACTCTTCATCACATTCACATCCGGGATGAGCAAGTGGATGATCATCGCCTGATTGATGCACATCCTCAGCTGGGATCCAACCTTCATCGGCATTGGCCTGGCATTCATCACATATGCTGGCGCTGCTGGATGTATCCCAGGACTTCTCAGCATCAATGCCATCATCCTTCAGTCCGGAAATAACTTCATAATTACCTTCTTCGTAAGAATTGCCTGCTTCTGTGACTGCAATCATGTGGGCCCGGCTGGCTATATTATCCTGTGGGCGTCCTTCAGCAAATTCATCATATAACTGGACCATTTGCCGGGCGGTGTCGCCGTAACTCCAGCCTTCATCAACCGCCTGGGTAACCAGTGTCTTGACCCGTTCCCGGGTCGTATCGTCAATCGAAGCCACCAGGTCGGCGCCGTGCGCCTTCAAGTAATCTACAGCCCGTGGGTTCTTCAGCGAGAAAGAAAAGTCCAGCTTCAAATCTCCGATCATGACCTTGGCTCCGGAGAGGAGCATGGCCTTAACCGCAGCCGATAACGGCTCCAAGAACAGATTGCCGGTATCGCCAAAAACATCATCCATCAACGGATCCATGAAATCACCGGAAGCTTCCTGGAAGTGACCTTTCAACTTGGCCAGGCGTTTTACCAGAATTTTCCCCTGCGATTTAAAAGCGCCTTTCAACTGCCGTTCAAGCAATATTTCGGCGGGCGTCAAAATACGACGCTTGCGGTTATGGCGGATCGTTGCCTCCAAAAGGTTCAGCGAATTAGACAGCGGCAGGAACATTGTATTTCTCCATAAACGTTGCCAAAACTGTTTTGAAATCCCTTACCACTTCCAACATGGCGGCTTCCTGCGTCGTGGTCACCGCTGTTTTGGTGTCGATCCCTTCAGGAAACAGAACTTTCATCACCCCATCCACATCCGGTACGCCCAGTGCATTTAATAACAATCTGGATGTGGTCTGGGGATCCATTGTCCCAGCAGGTGTATAGCTGTTTAATGTGGCTGCCTGAACAATCGCATTGACCGATGAAGTCACGTCATGTTCAAGAATTGGAGGGAATTCCGCTTTTACCGAAATATCAGAGCCGTTCTTCTGTGTCAGTTTGAAAACACCTTCCCCGGCATCTGCAACCTGCACCTGGTTGAATAATTCGCTATCAACAGCCCGGGCGGATTTGCTGATCACATACAAAAGAATATTAATGAAAATATCCGACCATAAGGTCTGGCGGTCCTTCATTTTCAGCTCTGTGGGTCGATCCAGCGACTTGGCCGTCGCCAATGTCCCAGCTGTGGCATCCCCATAAAACGTTTCTGGCAGACCTGCCACAGCAGCGACCATCAATAACATCCGGCGTCCATCGGCTGGGCTTACGGTCGCCCCGGCCGTGCGGATCGGTGAAATGCTCTGATCCGGATCCGAAATAAAATAGGCACCGGCAGCCGGTGGTGGATTTGTTTCCTGGTTGGTGTCGGATTGGGTCGTATTCAATTTGGCTTTGGCAGCGGCCCGGCCTACAGCGCCACCCTTGGCTGTTACCTGGAAAGCAAAGCGCGTATAGGCCCGCGTGATGGTAGCCCAATCCTCCAGGAATTCTTTATAGGCTTTGGCCCAGTCCAGCGCTGCATAAACCTCGGACATGCCGAATTTCATATCTGAAAGGCCGCCTACCTTGACATGGTAAACAGGCTGGTCCCATTGGATATCGATTCCGCCAATTTTTTGCGATTTATCAACGGGGTCATGCCGCCAGTCGGGATAATAGGCTATTTTTGTATTCTGGCTGGTTGTACCGGTTTCCATATCAAAATCATCCTGGGTCCAGGAGCGTTTGTAATACCAGGGATCTTTGCGGTCTTCGGGGTTGGTGATGATGTCATCTACCTCATCCGGAGGAATGGAGCGCATCAGCACTTTACCGGTCGCAATGTTGGAAAAGAAAACCAGGTAAATATTTCCGAACAGCTGTAATTCCTTTTCCTTCATGGTCATAGCCTGCTGCCCGGTTAACTCGGCCCTATTTTTAGGATCATCCAGGAAGTCCTGAATGACCTTATTAATCGCATCGTCCGGTGCAGAGATATACATGCCCTGACCAAATACATAATAGGCCTGCACATTCACCCCGCGTTGGATAAGCGGGTTTTTCAAATACATTATCCTGGCCAGCCGATTGATCAGTTTCAAACCTTCCCGCGAGAATTCAAGCGAAGACTGGCCAGCCATGCGCATCCAGCCACGGTCTTCCATTGTCAGTTCGAGCTCAGCCAGCCTTTCCAGCAAGACCTCGTTTTTGAATTGGGCAGTTTCAGCCAAACCTTTAAGGCTGCTCACTTCTTTTTGCAAGAGAGCGGTCGGATCTTGATTTTGAAGCTCTTTTATTTTTCGTTCTGCGGTCAATTTTCTGGGCATACAAAATCCTTTTAATAAGGGCTTATTTCAACCCGATCATCAATAACCAAAGTTCCTACAGGAGGTCCATTCAATACATTTGCCAGAACCACTGATAACTTAACTCCGCGGGCAATGGTATCCACCTGGTCATCATGCGCCCCATCCGGGAACTCAATAAATTCATTTACCGCTTCTTCGTTCCAGTCCCCACGCACGAAAAATAGTTTTCCAACTGAAGCCCGGGCCTGTAAAACCCTGGCATCACTTTCTTTATCGTCGCTGGCGATGATTGGGAAAATCGGGATCCCGATTAATTCAGGATCGTTGATCAATTCCAGGAAGGCCAGTTCCTGGAAGAGGTTGCTTTCCACGCCCCAGATCGTACCCTTTTCGAAGAGCATCACTTCTTTGATGACCTTCAAGAAATTGGCATACTGCCGGATGCGGATCATATCCCGCGCGTAAATGTTGGCAACCCCATCCACAGCCACTGCCGCGCAGGTATTTAAATCCGAGCGCTTGCTTTTTCCCAGCGCTAGGTCAATATAACGGTACCAGCGCAACCCTTCCGGGGCTTCATCAACGAGCTTGATCCCGCCCCGCCCGAAAAATTCGCCCATCTCCGGCCTTGGCTGCTGCATATAGGTCGCAAACCAGACCATGCTTTCACCTTTGGCCTCCAGGCGGATGCGGGTCGTTTCCAGGTGATCATCTGGAAATAATTGTGGGCAGAAGCTTTGTTTGCTTCCCGCTTCCCTTTCCAGCGGGTCTGCCATCGGCTTATAAACCCCGTCCTTCATCGCTTCTTTCTGCAATCCCTCATCCAATGCATATTCATGCGCTTCCAGTGGGTAAGCCGGGATGCTTACAATGCGCCATTGCAGGGATTTCGCATCGGTCACCATCAGGCGTTCCTGTTCCCCAATCAGGTCATCCCGATCCCAGCGGGTGTGGACCAGAACTATCGCCGTCCCTTTTTTACGCCGGGACATGACCACGTTATCGAACCATTTTGATACCTTTTTGCGGATCTCGGGATTTTTCGCTTCCTGTTGATTTTTATAGGGATCATCCACGATCACGAGTTCGAAAGAGCGCCCCACACCGCCACCGCCCACGCCCACGGCGGTCACGCTACCCTTATAGCCTTCGATCCTCCAGTAGGATTTGGAACTGGTATCCACATCGATCTCAACCGTGTGCGCGCTGTATGCCCGTTCCCCAAAAAGCGCCTGGTAGCGCTCGGATTTAACAATATCCTGGGTGTCTTCAGAATGGAGCTTGCTCAGATCTGCGCCGTAGGTTGCAATCAGCGAGCGGGTATCCGGCGCCTTACCCAGCAT